TGGTGATGGTGGATTCAGTCATCAAGAACCTTTTAATGGTAGGTCTGGAACTGGCGGCGGCGGTGGCGGCGGTGGTTATACTGGTAGTGGAGGAATGGGTGGATCTGGTTTCGTTGCTGTTCGTTATCAAATAGCACCTGGTGATACTAATACAGCAAAAGCAACTGGTGGTTCTGTAAGCTTCTATAATGGTAAAACAATTCACACCTTTACGGGTAGTGGAACATTTGCAACACCATCATCTTTCGGTGAAACTTGCGAATATGTTGTCATCGCCGGAGGCGGCAGTGGTGGTTCAATCTCTGGTGGTGGAGGTGGTGCTGGTGGATATAGAATAGGAACCACACCTATTGGTAGTTCTCAAACCGTTTCCATTACAGTTGGTGGTGGTGCTGCGAGAGTATTTTCAAATCCACAGGGAAGACTGAGTGGATCTCCTACAGTCGTTAACTTCCCCGCAGGAACTATAACATCTGCCGCTGGCGGTGGTGGTGGTAACTACAATAGTGCAAGTGGTGATAACGGTGAATCTGGTGGATCTGGTGGTGGTGGATCGGGACAAAGTGGTGGATCTGGTGGAGCGGGAGATACTCCACCAACATCACCACCACAAGGAAATGCTGGCGGCACTGGTGTAGATGCTGGTGCAAATCATTTTGGCGGCGGTGGCGGTGGTGCCGGTAGCGCTGGATTGGCTGGAAACGCAGGAACCGGAGCATCATTTGGTGGAGAAGCAGTACAACTCCCAGCAACATTCAGAAATCCAGTGTCGGCTGTTGCATATGGTCGCCCAGGTCCTGGTGGATCTTCCTTCTGGGTCGCTGGTGGTGGCGGCGGTGCTCGCGGCGGTGCTCCAAATCTTGTATCTGGTGGAACTGGTGCAACTGTTACTTATAATATTTCTTATGGTGGCGCTGGATTGGGTGGATATCCTGGTAATGATCCTGGAACTGACGCATTATCAAACACTGGATCTGGTGGAGGTGGTGGAAGATACGTTGGTGGAGGTGCCGGCGGTTATGGTGGCGCTGGCGGATCTGGTATCGTCATCATTGCTTACCCAACTTAATATTTTCTTCAACACTTTGTTCATTCCAACACATAATTGACAAAGTGAAAATACCTACTAGTATAGCTAGTAGATAATAAACAAAAGGACCTATGGACGAGCACACCTATTCTAATTGGGTGAAAGTCAAGGAGACCTTCGAAAAGTCTGGGAACACAGACAACATGTTTTACAAAAGAGCAGTGGAAATTGTAAAAACTAGAAGAGATCCACTAGCAAAATTCCTTGGCGACGAAAAGTGATGGAACCACAAGATGAACTGGTCACCCGTGAAGAAGTGCAGGAGATGATTGATGCTGCCATACGCCGTCACAATCGGAATGCTTCGATTATTAGTATGTGTGTTGGTTGGGTTGTTCTTGCACTTTTTGCTGAAGGTCTGCTTCGACTTATTGGAGTAATACCACCTTTATTCCCATGGTTGAACATCACATTGTAGAGTGGATAGGTGTTATCACCTTATTTCTTTTCGGTATCACTATGATTTGTCAAGGACATTTCATTTATCACGGAAAGCGTGGTTATAGACACTCTGAACGTGAAAAAGAAAAAATGAGTAATGCTCGCAAACAAGTAGAGGATTTATTCAAAAACAAATGACCGAAGAAGACTACGAACGGTTACAAGAAAAAGTTCAGGAATTGAGAATGCAGTATTTGTTTGAGGAACCATGTCCTCTTTATGAGGAGGTTGAAGATGAACTGGACTGATTTTATAGAATTTGTTGCCAGTGTTTTATACCTTTATATTGCCTGGTTAAGTGGAATTTTACTTGGTTATTTAATTGGTAAAAGGGATGGGGGAGATTTATGAACAACTACATAAAGCAATGGAATTAATTAAATGAACAGATTCGAACAGTTTACGGAAGACGAGAAAAGAAAACTTGCAGAAGCAATTTGGCGTAGGCAAAGAGTTTTTATTGCAGGGGACAAGCAGTTTAAAGAATATGGAAAACTTCTTGATGAAATTCTTGAAGGTATTGATTATATTCCAGGGAGAATTGTATGAGAGTTGGTCTTATCGGACTGGGTAAGAATGGTGAAGACATTGCTCACCGTATGAATAGAAAAGACTATGAAGTATGGGGTTATAGAAACAACTATGAAAAGTCTTGTGAACAATATGAAAAGGGTTATATCAGTGGATGTACCACTTCTTTGGAAGTGCTTGTTGAAGTAATTCATAGTCATAAAAACATTTCTGATAGAAAACCAGGAATTTTTATGATGGTTTTACCACCAGAAAATGTAGAGGACACACTCAATGAATTACTACGATTATGTCGTGAAGGCGATATTATTATTAATTATGGCAATAGCAGTATTGAAGACTGTTGGAAAAGAGAAGAGTACTGTTCAAAATTGGGCATCGCATATCTTGATTGTTATGTTAATCGCGATGTTTTTGATATGGGCAGTGGATACAAGTTTGTGGTTAGGGGCGGAAATACTGCAATCGCCACTTGTAAAGGCATTTTTCATGCACTCGGACAGTGGAACTATACCACCAAATATTCATCTGTAATCTAATGGAACATCTGTTAGGAAAAGCACTCATTATAGTTGCAATACCTTTTGTATTAACTACAATTTATTTTGGTTCAAAGAAGGGGCACTACTATGAATCAGAACACTATAAGGGAAATGGCACCGCACATTAGACAGCGGTTTCACTTTGCATCATCAGCATTTTCTAGAATATATGGCGTAGCACACGTCACCACACCAATGATAGATTTCTGTTATGATTGGGCACTTACAGAGGAAGTAGCACCACTTGATTGTTTAAACCACGTCGATAGATACTTTAGAGAACTATGGATAAAATCACAGAACTAAAAAAAGAAAATAGGTGGCTCAAGGAAGAGATTAGGCGATTGAGACATCAGTTGTCTATGAGGGAAGAAAAGGAATGGGCACACCCAGAATCTTGTGTTCATAACTGCGATCCTTGGGACGTATGGAAGTACAGTTAGGTATTCTGTTTTTTATGTGTATGTTTGGCGTATTTTTATTTGTAGTTTCTATTTTAACGGACTGGTAATGGGACATTTCGCACGGTGGGCATTAGAGACACCAGTTACATTAGGATTTCTCTGTTACCTTTTGGTAGTTGTACCTATTATGGGTATCTGGGCAGTCCACAAATACAAGTGGCAGCACTGGGAACCGTTTGACAAGGGGCATAAGTAGTGTTATAATATCTGAGTTGAGAGGGAGGAAACCACCACCCACCTTCCTCCTTCTTAACTGCGGTAGTCCCCTTCTGATAGGTTCAGGACTAGCGGCGAAAGGAACCTATCACAACGGAGTGTAGCGCAGCTTGGTAGCGCATCTGTTTTGGGAACAGAGGGTCGCAGGTTCGAATCCTGTCACTCCGATTGCCAGTTTTCGGACTGGCATCTTGACTACATATAGTCAAGCACTTATAATACTCAGGTATTCAACACACAACAATGTCTCTGATCGAAAAGTTCAAGAAAGATGTTAGTACGCTTCGTTCTGCTGCTAACGGGGATATCTACCTTGATGTAAAGAGTCCGAAACTTTATAAGAAAGTTCGTCGCTACTATGAAAATAATGGCGTCGTGTTTTCTGGAGATCCCCTTGATGACTATGAAATGTTGATGGATTATCTCTATCAAGATCTTGCAACTATTGAGGTTGCATGATGCAAGTTATCAAAAAACCTACTGTTCTTATGGAACAGTTTCCTTATCGTTATGTTCAGGTTGGTAAGTTGGAAATCAACGGAAAACCTGATTGCCGCATTCAAAAGGTAGACTCCTACACTGGACGCTACCGAGACATGTATCTCTGCGATAATGAGATGCAACTCATGACTGCCATGGAAGATTTCGAGTACACTAAGTGGTTGGATCCTGATATGGTTCCTTGTTATATCAAGGATGATGATGAATGAACTTTCACTGGAAACTGAAAGTCATTCCTTCATTTCTGGTT